GCCGATGCGGTTTCCGTTCCCGTTGTGCGAGAACATACTGCCGTCAAGATAACGCACTTTCACGGGTTGTTGCAAGTCTTGGTTGTACCATGTTTCAATCACAGCCATTGTTTGCACCTTCCTTTTCATTGCTTTTTGCAACAGGCGGTTCGGGATTTAACCCGATTATTTCGTGTTCATTTGAACGGATTGCGGCTTTCAAGTCTTCAATCACTTCATCCTTGCTTTTTAAATCTGCATCAATGTTTTTTCGCAAGTTCAACAACCTTTGTGAAATTTGTGTAACAATGCCACACGCTTGTATGAATTGCCCATTTACGACCTCCGCAATCAGCTTGTTCAAGTCAACAATAATTGTGTCAACGAGTTCGGAATTTGTGTAAAGTCCGTTCGCCATTTTTGCACACCCCATTTCTATGAGTTTGCCTTGCCAAGATAATTGATTGTTTTTGTGCCTTTTGTACCTATAATATATCCGAGTACAGTATATTGTTGCCCGTTTGTTTGGTATACAAAACTGTGCTGATTTGAATATGTGAATGTCGGTATCGTTGCGCTTTGCCAAGACACGGAATTGTTTTGATATGTCAAGTCTTGCATTGTAACGGTGTCCGGGAAGCTGTTGGCACCCTCAAACAGATTTGAGCCGCCCGTTGTATGAATACTGACGCAGGCTATCTGTTCTGTGAGCAATTTTGAAACAATGCCGTTTATATCAATTCTGTCTGCGTTGATTGTGATTTGCGAACCGTTTATGTCTATAACATCACCGGATATTTTAACGGAAGATTGACCGTTGATTTGTTGTACCATAACGCTTCCCGTCAAGTTGCCCTTGTCCCACACGCCAAGAATTGCGCTGTTGCGTGTTACATACAACCCGGATGCGTTTTTTATAACAAGCCTACCTTGTGCATCATGCTCAAGATCACCTGCAAGCGTGTGTGCGGTTTGTGTTGCGGATATGTTTACATGGTCAGCGTTTATGTATGCGGTGCTTTCGTATTGCCCCGTTTCGCCGGATTTGTTTATTGCAAGTCCGATTTCGCCCGCCTTGACATAATTGTTTCCATTACGTGTGCCAACAACAAGGGCAATCATGTTGTTTGTTTTTTCAATTGCTGACCACGTTTCGGAATTATCGTCCTCTTGGTTTGTTTTACCTCTGCCGCCGCCACCGCCGCCGCCGCTTGCCTTTTCGTTGGTTTCACGATTTATGTACACAATGCTTGCAATGTAATCACCTATTTCCGGGCGGGTTGCCGTGGGGTCAATCAAGTCAACATCGCAACGAATAATTTGAAGGTAAAAGCTTTCCCCGGTTTCGGGTATATCCACAATTGCCAAGTCATGCAAGCGGATGGGTTGATCTTTATAGCCTAAACGATAAAGGTCAGCAACCGTCCCCGTTATGCTGATTTTCGGCTTGTTGGTCTGTTTCAACGCTTCCCACGTCTTTTGCAACAGCGTTGAGCCGTCTTTGATATCCCCGTTCTGATAAAACCCAAAGCGTGGTCTTCCGTTCCTGCCATACAACACAGTTGCTTGCGGGTCTTCAAGATAAGTCTGCCCGGACGGCTTTGCCGGGTGATCTTCCGTTGCTGTCCAAACTACATCCGCAAACGTAACCGTTTCTTGCGTGTCATCCCCGCTTGCCTGTGCCTTTTCAACGCTCCCGCCGTAACCATATAATGCCGTTAAGGTTTCGGAATCGTCATACACAACGGAAGAATCCGACATATTTTTATCAATGGAAAGCCGCAAGCCGCGCCAAACCCCCGTTGATTCGGTCACATCCAAATAACGCCCGGTAATTGCCCCGGCGGCGTTTACGGTCACCCGTGGAACAATATACACGTTCCAATTCTGTGCAATTGCGCAAACCGCTTGCCATACGCTTCCACGGGATATATCAACGGAAGATGTGCGGGAAACCGCCACATTGCCAACCGCCCAAAGCGTCCCGGTCAATACCGTTGCCAATGCCTGTGCGGGTGTTTGATCTGTTATTTCCTGCGTGTTGATATGCTCATCCGATAATTCGGAAACCGCTATATTCTCCGCAATGATCTGTTGATAATGCTCCGGTTCAATGTTCGTAACATTGCGCACCTCAAACATTTCAATGGAACCCGTTGCGGGGTCACGAAAGGAAAGCCGTTGCCCCCTTTCAATGACCTTGCCCGCAACGAAAGGAAAGGTTGCGTTGACTGTATATTCTTCTTGTGTCCAGTTCCCTTGCTCCATATCATCACGGGCAAATAGTACAATCCCGGCGGCGTTTAGAAATGTTGTCTGCATTTATTCCCACCTTTCCCGGTAATATACCGTACCTGTTCCCGTGATATTGTTCGTTCCAACCTTTGGCACGATAAACGCCCCGGCGGGTTGGTAATACTGCATAATGCTGTTATTTCCAACAACCGCCGTTTGTGCGTTTGCATCAATAACCATTTCCCCGGCAGGAATCGTGCCAAAGGTCATTGTGTGCGTTCCGTCCCCGTAGCTTTGGCTACTTGCCGCACTTGATAGGGTGCGCCGCACCTGCATCAACGGCGGCGCATCCCCATGCACAAAAAACGATGTACCACAAGCAACGGATTTTTCCGCTTTGTCTGTCCAATACGGGTTGGAACAGCATGTAAAGGTTACCCGGAGTTTGTTTTCCCACCAAGCACGGGTTGATGGTTCGGGTTTTCCCGTACACACGCATTGCAAATACCGCAACGGGTCTTGCGGCAATTCAATCTTGTATTCTTTATCCGTCTTTGCCCACATAGACAGGTTGCGGAAAGCTTCCTGCCGCAACACTTTGTTTTTCTCAAGTATGGCGAACGTTACAACAACCGTGCGTTCACCGCCCACCATGCGCACAAACTCCGAACCGAACCGGATTGCACGGGGGCGCACAACGGGGTTGTACCGGATGGGGGATACCTTAATATCCTCAATCATCACGGGCGCAACGCTGTCAATTGAAACACCGTCAAATACAATCATCCTTGCCACCCACTTCGCTGAAGTTGTCTATAAGATTTTCCCTGTTGGTCTGAAATGACGGAGCCAACAACCCTTCCGTCAAGGTACACATTTCCGCCCGCCTTTACGTTGTCCCGCATCACGCCGCCAAGGGTTTCAAGGTCAAACCCGGCAACACCGCCATTGCGCAAGGCGTTCCAAATTTGGTTCTCCTGCGCCGTCAGCACCCGTTCCCCTTCATGCAACCGTGCAATGTAGTCATCATGTGGGACAAGCGGGATACCCATGCGCCCGGAGCCTTCGGTCTTGCCTGTGCTTGTGGTGAAGGTAATGTTGCCAAACCCGCCGAAGTCAATGTCAATGCCGTACCCGTTCAGCCGTTCCAGTTCTGCAATAATGCTGTCGACAGCCCCGGACACTTCGGAAACGTGGTCGGATATACCCTGTGCAATGCCGGAAACGGTTGCGCCGGAATTGGCGGCGGCTTCACCTTGCAGGTCAAGGGCGGCAACCGCTTCTTTCGCTTTCTCCGCAAGACTTTGATATGTTTGGTCAACTGTCAATTGTTGGTTGGCAAGTTCGGTTGACAAAGCCGCCTTTTTTTCTTGGATTTCTTGATACTTGGCATTAATCTCCTCAACGCTTTTCCCTGTTTTGTCATTTACAAGGGCATCAAGGTATTCAGCACTTTCGACCGAACCGTCCGACAACTCTGCAAGCAGGTTGCTATCCACGCCCATTTCACGGGCTTTGCGCAAGTTGTCAAGGTAATCACCAAGGAATTGCGCTTGCGTTTCAAGGTTTTTGTATATGTTGTTCGTGTTGACAAGGCTTTCATTGGCTTTGTCAATCTCTGCCTGTAGCTTTTTCCATTCATCCGAACCAACCTTGTATTGCGCCTGTTTCTGCGTCAGTTCGGATATTTTCTCAATCTGATTGCCATATGCTTGATAATCAACCCGGTTCAAGCTGTTCGCAACGCTGTCAACCGCTTGCCGTGCGGCATCATGCACGCCCTTTGCGTAATCCTCAAGGGCTTTCAATGCTTCGTCAGCGGCATTCACAACAAGCTTGATATTGTCGGCGTTGTCAATCCAAAACTGTTCGGAAGCGCTTGCCGCCTGTTCAACGCTACCGGGCATTTCGTCAATCGTTGCCCGGTATTCTTCAAGGGCGGTTTCCGCTTCCTTTAGTGCTTCCGTTTGCCTGCCATATGCTTCGTTTGCTTCGTTTGAACTCTTTACAAGTGCTTCATATTCACGGTTTGCGGCGTTCCATTCTTTTTCTGCGTCTGTGTATTGTGCAAACAATCCGCTATGCACAATCATATTCCCCGCCCCGTATTCATTGCTTCGGTCGGGAAAGTACTTTTCACGCAGTTCGTCAATTTTCTTGCGCTGTTCACGCACCCGGCGTTCCGCAAGTGCCGCATCAAGTTGAAGCCCCGGTAGATCTGCGAAACGGGTAGAAACTGCGCTTTCTTTTTGCTCCAATGCGCCAAGCAATGCAAGCTTTGTTTGCCCGTCTTCCCACGCCTTTATATATTCCTTGACGGCATCTGTGCCGCCCTTGATTTCGCCTGTTTCTGTGTTGATAATCGAAGACAAGCCCGGAATTGTTTTGACCAACCGTTTGCAGGTTTCGAGCCAAACCGCTTGCTCCTCTGCCGTTTTGTTGGTCTTGCTCCCAAGTGCATCAACAGCCCATTCCAACACGCTTGATTTCTGTTCAACATCTGCAAAACCATCGCCAAGCGCAGAAAAGAACGCCGCTCCGAAATCTGTGTTTTCAAGCCCCGGCAACCCTTCCTTTATTGCCGAAATCAAGCTTGACCAACCTGCGGCATCGTCCGGGTCAAGCTTGTTTGCGCTTTCCGCAATGCCGTCAAGCCATTCTTTCGCACCGTCTGCGTCCGTGCCTTGCACCGCCGCAAGCACTTCAATGTTGTCGGCAAGGGTGGAAATGAAATCTTTGACAACGCCCGTTTTGCCTTGGTCAAGGTTGATTTGTGCAAGCCCGCTTGCAATCTGTTGAACCTTCGACCCGGCTTTGTCTGCCTTTGTGCCGCCGATTGCGTCAAGCTGTTCCGTCAACGCCCTTGCTTGTTCTGCCGTTTCTTGAATCTGTGCGAGTTTGGTTTCCGTCTGCAAATCAATATCCGCAAAGTCATCAAGAACCGTGCGTTTGCTTTCATCCGGGGTTAGTGATTCAATGAACGTGTTCAGAAAGCCCGTTGCTTCGGTCACAACATCAATGAACCCTTTGCCAAGCGTTGTCTTGAGTTGGTCAACGTTTGTTTGAAGCTTGCGCACGCTGTTTGCATACCCGTCCGAAGTGCGGGAGAAATCGCCCTGTGCGTCTGCGGTTGCTTGCATCAGATATTGATACCGCAACATTGTTTGCTCGCCCTGTGACATTTGGTCAAAGGTCTTTGACAACCCCTGTTGCAATGCAAAAGCATTCAAATTGGCAACAGACATGTTGATGCCCAATTGCTTCAACGGTTCGGTTTCACCGCTCAACCCCGAACGGATTTTCTGAAAGGCAGTTTCAAAATCAAGGTTGTAAAATGACGCCATGTCTGCGGCTAACCCGGCAAGGTCTGTGGATACATCCGCAATCTTATCCCCGGACATTCCCGCAGATTTCATCATTGCCCCAAGGGTGCTTGTAAACCGCTTCGCCTGTGTTTCTGTCAATCCAAACTGTGCCCCGGCGGCTTTCGCCCACGCTTCAATCTTGTTTGAGCTTTCCCCGAAAGTCACGTCAACAACGTTCTGCACTTCTGCAAGGTCAGACGCCGCCGCAACAGCATCCTTGCCGATGTCAAGCAACGCTTTCCCGATCTTTGCGGCACTAATCCCGCCAACTATCTTTTTCAGCATCCCGGAAAAACTGTCATTGATGTTGTCGGTTGATTTCTTCGCAGAATCATCCCATTTCCCGGTTTCCTGCTGAATTGCTTTTGTTATTTCCTTGATGTCCGCTATTGCGTGCCGCCCGTCTGCGGTTACTTCAAAGACAATCTGTCCGTCATTTGCCATCTATGTTGTTCACTTCCTTTGCGCCCTGCTGTGCCTTATGAATCATGCCCATCAACCCGGCGAACACGTTTGACACATCGGTTTCGTACTTGCGTTCTTGCTCTTTTTCCGTCAGATGCAAAGCAACGCTTTGTTTCGCTTTCATGAGCCATTCCCGTTCTTTGGCGTTGTACTTTGTCGGTGCGGGCATTGGGCGTGCCCGTATGCCTATGGTTTCTTCGTACCTGCACCCTTCGGGAAGGTATTGCATAAGTTCGGTGAACTCCAACCAATGCAGTTTTGCCCGAAAAAGGTCTATCCCGTACACCTGCCGAAACGCTGTGCGTATCAAACCCGCATCCTGCTCATAACTTGTAAGGCGTTTCCCGCCCGTTTCCGTGGCGGCAGGGAACAGGATGGAACATAATGCGTTATAGACGCCCGAAGCGTTTTTAGGGGCATTACAGACGCATTTACAACACAAATAGTCCCGTGCATCCGGCAGGATGTCTTCACGTTGCATTATTTCAAGCATTTTTAGAACGTTGCGGAAGTCAAAATCACACTTGTACCGTTTGCCGTCAACCGTCACGCTTTCCGGCAAGCGTTCATGCAGTTTAAGCATCCTTCATCCGCTTTTGCACCTCTGCAATTTTTCCCGCAAGCCGCTCTTTGAAATACTGCCCGCATACCGCAATGACGCACCCGGGGTCGTCCGCATAAAACGCCATAAGCTGTGCCGCCTGTTCTTTCCCGAAAATGACCGCCGCAAAGTATTCCGCAACCGCCCGTACATCTTCGTCCGGGGTGTCTTCGTTGATGTCCTTCATGCGTGCTTGCGCCTTGTTGAGTCCCGCAACCATGCGCATTGCGTCCCCGTTGACCGCAAGCGTTATCGTGTCATCTGCTTCCCGAATGGTTATTCTATCGTGAACCCGGTTAAGGGACAGTTCGTACCCCTTCCGAAATAGTTTCATCTTTTTGTCCTCCCCTGTCTTTCAAAAAAAGGGCGGGGAATGCTACCACACGCCCCGCCCTGTTAATCAAGCCGCATCCGTCACGGTCGGTTTCCCGTTGAACCGGATCGTGCAACCAAAGGCGTTTACGTCAAGCGTACTGCCGCCGAACGTGGTGATGCCGCCAACGGTTGCGTCACAAATGATCTGTTTCCCTTCAGCAACGATCTTGACAGATGTGTTGCGGTCTGAACCAAGTTTGTACTGAAGTCCCGCAATGTAATCCTGTGCGCCGTCACCAACGACACGCCGCCCGGACACGACAAGTTCGGGAGCCGCACCCGTGGTTTCGTTATGGGCAAAACCTTCGCCGCAAAGGAAAAAATACTGTTGGTTCTGCTCATTTTCGTTGAATTCCATGCTTTCGATGCCCTTGCACAGCTTTTCATACGTCCAAGTTTCCCCGGTCTTGCTTGTTCCAATGTAAAGTTCATTTACCCAATTCGCATTCATGGTTATTCATTGTCCTTTCTGTAGATTTTGACCACCAAATCCCCCGCCATAACCCATTCGTTGTTTTCCTCACGGCCAATAACACGGGGCAGGTTGCCATGTGTTATGTCAACGATTTCCCACCCGTTGCCGGAAGGGTATGACGTCATGCGGGTAAGTGTGTCAATGATGTTGTTAAGAGTGCCGGAAAGCACTTGCAAATCGCCGTGTTTCCCGTTCAGCGCAAGGGTCAGCGGAATGTATGCGTTCTTGTCCATGTAGACTTCCTGCGGGGTTGACGGGGCTATTTCGCACGTCAACCCGGGGGATGTTCCCAATGCGCCACGGGTGATAGGCGCAAAGTTGTCTAATGCGTCTATCAAATCCATAACCGCTTCAATTGCCGTGTCTAAAATGCTCATTTGTACAACCTCTTAATTGCTTGCGCTTGTCTACCCCACTCCGCAAGGTGGTTCTTTTTCGCAACCTCACACCAACGCCATGTTGCATTCGGGTTGACGTCCGGGTGCGCCGTTCGGATTTCGTAATACTGCCGTGCGGCGTATGGGGTTTGCCATATCAGCAAACCTTCCTTCAACCTGCTGTGTATGTAGGAAGACATTATCAGCATTCCGGTGTCTTCCTTGCAGTACAGGTTGCAATCCCGCAGGATTTGCGAACACAGCATTTCCCGCCCGGATTCCCATGCGTTATCAATTTTCACCTTGATACTGTTTTCGTTGATTTGAAAGCGTACTGCCATTCATACCAACCCCACTTCGTAATGGTGTAGGTTGTCTGTATCGTCCCGCAATGCGTCCACGGAAAAAACCGTGTATTCAACGCCCCGCACTATAACCCGCATGTCCCCCGCTATCCTGTGCGCAGAATCAAACAGGGCGCACCAATCAAGCGCAGGGGTGCTTTTCCGGGCGTCAACAAACAGGATTGAACGCAAGGTGCAATCTGTGTTGCTTTGCGTCTTGCGGATTTCGTTTGTTGGTTGCAGGTGTACGTGTTTGACCGTGTATTCCGTATATGATGGATTTTGATACCTATCAACGCCGTTGCATACTTTGACGGTCGCTGTGCTTCTCAAAATCCTTGACGGTATAGGCTTCAGCAT